TTGTGAAGAAGAAGGCAAGTTTGCGAGAATTTGCATCTGCCTTGTGCCAGAAAATGTCCCGAGATCCCAAAGTTAGTGTGGATCTTGTGCGGAATACATTTTCTGACACCAATGTGGTCCCGGTTGTAGCTACTCCGGGCCACACCCATGCCCTGGCCGCCGGCGCTAGGACCGCCGCAACATCCACGGTTCGACTTATCTCATCTTTGATGGGTGTTGAACTGTATGTCATTGGCATGTCACGTTCAGATCAAAGACGTGGCATGAAAGGTTCACGCCAGTGGTTTTGGCCTAAAGACGTCAACGCGTCCAATAGGCTCGATGGTCATTGCGACAATGAATTGCTGTACATGTGTGATGTGGACTATTACCACGATATGCCAGCATTCTTATCACAAAATCCAAAACCCCTGATTTTATACACTATGGTACCTGAATCTACCGCCTCTACAGAGGAAGACAACACTTCTTTTTATTTTAATGATAAAGGGGAGTTGGTTACCTTCATTGCTGGCGGAGGTCAGTACCAGCATAAGTTATGGGATTATTGAACTGATTCATTGATGGTTGTCAGAAGGAAATGGGGCATTCCCATTTCCTCTACAATCTTTGCCGTTGAACGCAAACAAGTTGCAAGGAACAGGCAGATGATATTGCTGGCTCCGATCAGACATTTTGGGCTGATCGCGACGATTCTTGCTTCTTGGTTGTTGGAGGACCGTGCCTTGAAACGGATTGAACCTATAGTTCACACAAAGGATGGCAACTTTGTGCGGATTAAGGTAGTCAAGCCCGAAGGAAAAGTACAAGTGTCCCTTTCCCGCCCTTCATCTTTTCTCTCAGCTAATGTTGATGCATCTATTGATGATGCAATTGCCACTGTATCACGTTTGGGGTCTACCACCCTACAAATACCTACAGTGGCGTCATGGCTGAGTGATGCTCCAGAAGATCGTGCATCTAGCCGAGCGGCTGCCGCCATACTAACGGAATATCACAGGACGAAAAACGCCTGTAGAGATCCATTAGTATTTAGCGTTGCATATGCTGTTAGGTCATACATGCATGATTATCGTAAATTCACGGGCGAAGAAAAACCAAAGTTGACTGCCTTTATGTCACCAATGATCCATGGTGCGTTTGCTCCATATTCCTGCAAGGCTTCAGAAGAAAGATGCGTCGACGGACGTATCAATAAACTGAAGAAGGAGGAACCGAAGTATAATGCATTTAGAGATCGTTGTATGGACGAGTTTGCGAGACTCGTTTGTAAGGGCACCCTGTTGTACCCGAAGATGGTGGAGACTGTTGAAGCAAAACAGACCACCCCGGCACAACGCTTGAGCTTGATTAAAGCATTTGCTAATGGACCTGTACGCAAGAGGATCCTGAAATGCTTTTTGAAATCTGAAGCGTATCCAGACGTCAAAGACCCAAGGAATATTTCCACGTATAATGATGCAGATAAATTGGACATGGCAACGTACGCGTTAGCTTTATCTGAACACTGCAAACAGTTTAAGTGGTATGGCCCGGGAAAGACGCCACTGCAAATAGCAGAACGAGTCGTAGAAATCTGCAGAAACGCGGAATTCGTTAACGTTTCTGATTACCATCGAATGGATGGCACCATCAGTTATGTGCTGCGA